AGATCGGGATCTGTTAATCCATGCTTGGATATAGATTGGTATCTCTCGAATCGTTGCTCGGAGCTCTGGAGTCTCGTCTGCATCTCTGTCAGCTGCTGATTGAGGATGTCGACAGAAGACATTGCCTTCTCCGCTTTTGCGAGTCTGCTCTGTGCTTCTTCTAGTGCTTTCTCGGCTGTGGTTGCTCTCGTTGCTACCTTGCCGATTCTCTCTTTGATGATGTTTTCCATTTCTGATTTGAGGACATAAGTACGTCCTTCGTTTTCTATCTCTGTCATTGTAGTCTCCTATTGGGTTAGATTGAGTATTGAGCTCTTTCTGCTCGGATTCTCTCGAGCTCCTGCTTTGCTTCTATTGGATCAAGGTCTGGATTCATGATCTGCATTGCATCGACTGGAGAGATAAGTCCTGCGCTTAATTTCTGGATGATGTCTTCTCGTTGTGCTCTCATCTCTTCCGGGGAAAGTCCGAGAGGAGTGTATACCACTCTGTATCCTGTCTCCGGTAGATTGGCATTCAAAAAACGGTTACACAGCATCGCACATTTTGAGAGCATCTCTTCGTCTGCTCTTCGAAAGACAGGAGCATATCTGCGCTGTGCTTCTCGCTGTCCATCTCTTGAGATTGAGAGTGCATATCCCGATCTCGGATCTCCGCTTTGTCTCAAGACTTCGGAAGAGATACCTGCTGCTGTCGCTACACGATACTCGTATTTTGAGATACTCTCTAATAGTTTCTCGGGATCGGAGTATGTGAAAGAACCGATCAGCGGCTGTCCTTGCATATCTGGATCTGTCTGAAACATCAAGATTGAGCTCGGATCGGTAGAGATTGCAGATCGTCGTCCTGTCAAGTCTCCCTCCAGCTGAGAGAGTCCTGCGAGATGCAATCCTGCGACATACTTCTGAGGCCATGAATTATCGCGTACACAATGAACATAGAACGAGAAGAGGACTGCTGCTGTCAAAGAACCGTATGCAAGCTGTGCAGCGTCAAAAGCGTTAAAGAGCTGTCCTGTCTTCTCGGCATGATACAAGACGACAGGGAGAAACGGGACTCCTTCTTTGCTGCGATAGGGATACGCGTCTCCTCGCATTGCTTCGTGTCCCATGTATATCTCTGACATGTCCTTTCCGACTCCTCCGGCTGGAGTAGCCTCAAACATTCCAAAGAGAGGAGCATTCGGATCTCTGATGTCTAGGATGTCCCAAACCCAGATAGCCTCTCCATTCTCTGGATTCATTCTCAGTCTGAGCTCTTGATAATATAGAGGAATGTCGGGAGCATCTTCTGAAGCTGCGCAGATCACAAAGTCAGGAGAGACACAACGAAAAGAAAGACCAGGAACCCGAGCAACGTCCCCGGGGATATGAGGAGCAACGTCGACTCGCACAAACATCTCGCGAATACCGAGCGTCATCTGTTGTACTTTTTGCATGAGCTGGAAGTATCCTGCTTTTGATACATATCCATCACGTCCGACGAGCTCCGAGATGTCTCCTTCTCCGGTTATGTTTGGTTCTGAATGATAGAGCATCGCGAGTTGTCTTGTTACTTGCTCGATTGCGCAAGAGGACAAGTCAGAAGGCCCGAGAGCTTCTCTTCTGTCCGTTGGCAGATGTCGCAGCAGCTCTCGCTCGAGATCTTCTTCCCATAAGCCCGTTAAGAGCCTTCTCCTTAAGCTAGAATGCGCCCAGCGTCTTTCATCTGAGTCTGTTGGGGCCTGCGGTTTTGGCGGTACGTTGTTGATATGCATTAGTACACCTTAATTTTTTGGGGAATCGCTGGTTTGTAATCAAGGATCGGGAGAAGTCCATAGCGCAATCCATCGATTGTATGGCCGTATGGATCTCGTGATCTTGCTGATTGTGTTCTTTTCATAGTCCAGTTTTGGATTGATTTTATCGTCTGCGCACACTCTGGACGAATCCAGAAATGTTTTCGTGACATGATTGCATGCAATATACTAGCACCAAAATAGACAGAATGCCGTCCTTTTCTTGCTCGTCGTATCGTGAACGGTAGTCCTCGCGGAGGATAGCCGAGGATACTTTCGAAGGCTCTCATAAGCATAATGTTATTCATTCTGTACTGATCGCGGCCTCTGTGCTCTCCGTCTCCTGTCCAGATGGCAAGATTTGGATCGACTCCGTATTTTTTCAGCATCTCAAGAATCGCCTGTGCATGATGCTCAGGAGGAGCTTGTCCTGATGTGTATTCTCCGAGGACAAAGATTCTCGGGTTCTGTGGATCTCTCATGTCTACACAGGAAAGAATCGCGACTTGTGATCCTGGGTTAGAGCCATGGTCAATGCCAACACAGAAACGATAGTCTCCTCCTCTTGGCACCGGCTGCGAGCTGATCATATCTTCGGAGAAGTTCTCAAACACGACTCCAATCGGAGCAACGTCAAAAGATCCATTGATTCGAGCTTCTCTATCGTAAGGGAGATAGGCCTCTGTGATCTTGTCGATCTGCTCTTGTGACAACAGGAATCCTTTCGGCAGTCCGATCGGTGTCGTAGCATCGACAGTCAAGGGGGCACGATGTGCAGATATGAGTCCTCTCTCTATCATCTCTTTGATGTATGTAACGTCTACACCTCCGACGGGAGTCAGCGAGATTGCGACTGTCCCTCTCTTGCCTCCTGCGCCTCCTCGGGAAGTACGCGCGACAAGCTCGTTAAATGTAGACTGATCGACCGGCTCATCGATGCACACAAGATTCGCTGTCGCAGATGCAAGTCCGAGTCCTTGATTGGCTGTCTTGATTCGGATGATTGAGCCGTTGACAAACTTGACGAGAGGAGCAAGACCGCGAAATCCTTTGCCCCGGACAAACTCACAAGAAGGATCAAGCTCCTCTTTCGGGATCATGTCATATAGCTTCTGTTGTATTGTCCGAGATTGCTCGTGCGAGTGTGTGATGAGCCATGCTTCGATCGGAGGAGGATCTGTCTTATAGTGCGGATGCCGTCCGAGACAGTGATAGAGTAAGAGTGCGCATGTCGCTAGAGTCTTGCCGACTTGGTTCCCTCCGATCAGTGCTTTGATCGGAGCTTTGTCTGCGAGATATGCTCTCTGTGGTGGTGTTGGAGAGAAGTATCTCAAAGGATCATTCTCTGCTCTCTTTCGTAGCCATGCAAGACGCTGCGCCATTCCTCCGAGACTATTCATTTTCGTCTCCAGAATAGATCAGTACAGAGTGTGCCGTCTCCTTGCTCGTTGCAGTATTGGATCATTGACATCGTGTTCTGTATGTTGCTGATCTCTTCGCATTGCTTCCCGGATGTCTGCGAGTCGATGCCTCTTGAGTAGACAAGACAAGTCATCTCACGACAAAGGAGCAGGCCTTCTTGTGTCTTCGTCTGCTCAGGATTGCATATCTCTTTGATCACGTCTAAGTCTGTCAGCTGCTTGATGACTTCTTGCTGCTTCGTTGCTGTCGTGTCTTCGATTGTCGGTTGTTTGTTCTCAAGTGCTTTCGCTCCTCCGACTCCCAAGAGGACACCGATCAAACCTGCAAGGATTATCTCTACCATTTGCTTTGATTCCTCTCGTTTATTCTTTGGATGCAGTGTGTCCATGATTCTCCGTCCATATCAAAGACGAGCTTGATGTCATCTTCCTGTAGTAACATGTCTTTGATGATTGCTGCAATTAGATCGTCGACTTGAGGAGCCGTCACTGTCTGCTTGTATATATGGAGATAGTTGCGAAGCGTTATTTTGTCTTTGTCTAGCTCCATAGTCAAAGCATTGACAGCAGCGTTTTTGGTCGCAACCTTGTCTAGCATATAAAGGATTTGTCCTTCTAAGGTTGTGACATCAAGATCGACGATTCTCATATCATGCTCCAAAAAGAGAGAGTTGTCTTTGATGCTGTCTCAGTCTCTCTTGTGCTTTATTGTAGTATTCTGTATCAAGCTCATAGCCGACAAAGTCGAATCCTAAGTCATGAGCTGCGAGAGCCGAAGAGCCGGAGCCGAGATGAGTGTCAAGAATCTTATCTCCTGTCTGTGCGTACTTCTGCAAGAGCCAAGAATATAACTCTCTCGGTTTCTGTGTTGGATGTATTCTTCCCTTGACTGCTGTAGTCGCATATCTAAATGTTCTGGCTATGCAATCAAAACTCGTCCATGCTAGTTCGAAGTCAGAAAAATTTTCAAAAGGTTGTTGCTTGTCCCAAGCAATGATCCCTCGCGTCCTTCCGAGATAATCATTAAAATAATTTGCTCCCCATATAATTTGATTTTTCGATATACGAAATAGTTGATCAAAATACTCTTTCTTCGGTGCTATGTCCCAGCCTTTTCGATGCATCTCCTGTATCTTTCTATTTTGTAATTTTCCCGCTCCTTGTCCTGATCTCTTTGGGAGCTCATAAGGAGGATCAACGATTGCAAGATCAAACTCGTTATCTCTCATCTCTCGCATAGCGTCAAGACAGTCTTGATTATAGAGTCGTATCATATCAGGCCTTCTTCAGTGCAACGACATTTGAGCCGACAAGACTATGCAGATCAGCTTGGACTCTTTGTCTCAGGATTGGAGGCAATGCAATAATGGTGTTGACGATCTCGGACATGAGCTGCTCGTCTGTCATTCTCTCATGTGCATCGACTGCTCCCTCTTCTGCGTCGTATGCCTTCAAGGCTTGCATCATTGTCACCAGTTGTCTCTGTAGTGCTGCGTATGCTTGCCAGCTTCCCGAGTCCTTTGCTTTTGTCATGGATTGCTTGAGCTCGGATATTTGTATCGTCAGCATCGTCCGATAATCAAGAGAGTCTGCTTTGTTCTGTGTCTCTTCTTCTGCCTCCGGGATTGCGTGCTGTGCATCGTTCTTGTATCCATGTCTCCGGGAGAGCAACCACATTGCAGACTTAACATCTCCTTCTTGTAT